GTGCCACTATGAATACTAATACGTCATACTTTTTAGCAAACGTTTCTATTTTAGTTAAGTATTCCATAGTATATTTGTTGACGTCTTCTGTTTGACAATCAACATCCCTTACTTTGTTATATGGATCTATAACAAGGCATTTAATACCTTTTCGCTTAACAAGCTCTGCACCTTTACGCAACACTGATTCTAATGTATATCTTTCCATGTCTATGAAAAAGAAATTATCATTTACATGTTGTGCAACCTGGTTCCATTTAGAGCCTCCTATATCGCCCTTATTTGGCATATCGCCCCATACTTTACGCATTAACTTATGTGCGTGTAAATATGTAGGAGCATTTTCAGGAGATGC